TGACGGAACAATAACAACGCCATTCTTTATCAGCGCATCGCGCACCATGCCCGTAACAGCGTCATGCGTCACGGCCTTATACGAACCGCCACCAGTGGATACTGCTTTATCCTTCTGGATATAAGGGATCGACTTTCTAACCTCATTTACTCGTTGGAAAATGTTCATGTCAGTCCTCCATCTCGAAATGCCGCGAGCCGTTGTCCGTGCGCTCGTAGGCGTCCTGTATCGAGTCATCCAACATCCGTTCTCGCTGAATCTCGCGGCGTTCTTCGCTGGCAAGTATGGAATTCCGCTCCATTTCACGCGCATCCCGCCATGCTTCTAGCGTGTGTGAGTAGTTCATGATTCGCCTCGTGCTTTAGCGATGACGGCGCGGGCATCACCGAGCATTAATATTGCGTCGTAGTCCCACTGCGACCTCGGTTCCGGAGGCTCGTCATAAGAAAACTGCTCAAGGGTCGGGGCGTCTTTGAACATCTCAACCATTCCGCTCAGAGCATCAAGCAACTCGGGCGCGGAGGCGATCAAACGGGCGTTTTCATCGCCAGGTTCGACAGTTGCCGTTCTGACTCGCGCTAGCACAATTCGACTTCTGCCAACAATGGATATAACGCCATCCTCGTCATCGTCACGGATTTCCCACGGTCCAGGGGTATGTTTCATGCTGTCCTCCACGTTCTCCGCTCTCCCGGTGGCAGCATTGCGATGTACGCCGACCGGGCGCGGCAGAGTTCTTCACGGGTTATCTGGTGCGCGTGATAGATGCGCAGGTAGTCGTTCGTGTCCGTGCATTCCGACATAGCCGCTAGTTCGTCGTTGAACTGGCGCTCAAGATTGCGCATGACGAACCATGCACAGAAGCGGAGAATGGTTTTCATGCCGCTTCCTCCGCAATCAACTGCTCTGCTTTGGCGCGGATCGCTTCGAGCTTCACGCAGTGGTCGATAACAGCGATTTCGCGCTGAATATCGGCAATCGCGGCTTTCGCTTCTTCAGGCGAGAAAGTCACGGTGTTCGATACCGGGCCGTTCCACACGCTGAAAATGATTCGTTTGTTGTCGCTGCTGGTTGTACATGTCGTATTGAGCATGGCATTCTCCGAGTTAGTTGCCTCGCATTCCACGCGGCGGCGCTGTGCGCTTGGACGTCTGTTCCGTCTGTCAGGCCGGTTTTCCCGGATAACTCGTGGTCTTCTCCGGTTCCATGAAGCCCTGTCTCTCCAGTGTCACGGCGCTTTCGGTCTGCCGTTTCGCCCCTGTTCGCCGGGGGTGCGTTGCTCGATCACTTGATGCGCGGCTGATCGCCTGGACCGCTGAAACCGAAAAAGACCCCGGCACGAGGCCGGGGAAACCACAGAAGCTGCCGAACACAACAGAAGCCGTCTGTCAGCGGATCGGGCGACATGCCCAGATTCATTCCGGTGGTTCTCTTCAAGGCGCATGCACTTACGGAGTAGAGGTGCCGTATTGCCCGGATTCGATGGCCTCCTGGGAGGCTTTTGCCGGTGGCGCGGTGTTCTGCGTCGATGTGTGAATCTTAGCAAACTAAGATTAAAATCGCAACACATTTATTAGCGCACTAAGATCGTGTGTTATTATTTGTCCATCGAAAGAATTCAACACTTCGATCGGACTCCGCCCGTCAGCAATGGTCCTAACCCGGATGCGCGGAATAAAAGGGTATCGGTATAGGTGGCGATGTCAGCCAGCCCGGTGCAAAACCGAAATAATCCGACTGTCTAGCCGCAGCTACACGACAGGGGGTTTGCGACTTGCCGGCGCAAACATGTAGCTCCGTTCAACGGGCTGCCCCGGCGCTTTCTACCTTGTGGGGTAGGGGGTGCCTTTGGCTGCCCTTCCCGAAAAAAAGGGGGAGGGGCTACGCGAAGAGGAGGAACTAGGATGCGGATTTGGCTGAACGTGCCATTTGATGAGAAAGATAACGCCAAGCGGCTTGGGTGCCGCTTCTCTGGTGCTGAGAAACGTTGGTACATCGACAACCCGGAAAACGTCGAGTTGTACATGAGATGGATTCCCGAACATCTGAAAGCGCCGCATTCGCCAAAGCGACCGCGCTAGCCTCACGGCATCATTGAAATGTCGGGCGCAAAAAAAACCCGCCGAAGCGGGTTAATCGTCCATCTCTAAAATTCGTTCCTCACCAGTTTCGTTATCAATTACTTCTATTTCAACATTCCGACCTGTTCTTCGAATCGACGTAACTTCTACGTCGATATATTCACCTCGCCCATAGTCGAATAGCTCTATATCACGGCCAGTTCTCACAAGTTGGCCTTTTTCTATTTCAATGAACGATCCGCTTTCATAGTCATATCCGTCCCATGCTGATGCGGTATATGACGCAAGCAATAGCCAGATTATGAGGATGTTTTTCATGTCAGTGGCAGTGGTAAGTTCCTGTGCGGTGGTCGGTATGGCATCCGTTTCTATCGGTCCCGCCCGAGTGAGCAAAAACGGAAAGAGAAAAAACGGCAAATAATATCGACACGGCAACTTTTTTCATGACATATTTCCTTTGGTTGTTGTTAATCAGGAACCCACATCGGTTTTTTACAGATTGCTGCGACGTACTGCATCCGATCGATGTTTTCAATCGGAATCTTGATGTTCGGGTGGTTTTTGTTGGTCGATTCGAGATGGACAACCTCGTCTCGGACATACAACAGGACTTTGACCATTACGCGCCCGTCCGTTGTTTTTACCAGAACCTCGTCGCCAGGCATGGCCGAATAATTCGGTTCAACGACGACAAATTCACCATCTTTGATGCGCGGCTCCATCGAGTCGCCTCTACAGCGTAGCGCGTAGGCTTCACTGTCCCGCGTGCTGTACAACACGAACCCGTCGCCGAAGCCTACGGGAGCCTCTATCTCTACACCATAGCCGTTATCGCCCAATTGCGCTGTCCCTACAACAGGAACCCGCAGATTAGTATTGAGCAGCTTTGGCGCGGGTTCTGCGTTTGACTCTACGCCAGTTAACCCATCTTTACTATATAACGAAGGTAATACTCCTTCCGTCTTTTTCTTTGACTCATCGAACAGCCAATGGGGATTAACTCGCAGGATCGGCGCGACACGGAAGCACTTGTCTAGCGTCATAACGCTAGTCCCGCTGTACCAGCCCGCAAAAGCCCCTGACGTTGCGCCAGCAGCGGCCCATATCATGGTTTTTGTTAGTTTCGGCTCTCCCGATTCTCGCCTCCGCCTTTCCTCGGCGTCATAAGAAGAAGAAAACCGTTCCTGGAATGTACTCATTTTTACCATGATAAGCATCTCGCATCTTAGTTCGGTTGCAATTTAACTCTTAGTGCGCTAAGATAGTTTCACTATGAATGCATCTGATCTTATCGACGCGATCGGCGGTACTTCGAAAGTGGCCGAAATCTGCGGGCTGACTACCGGGGCCATCTCTCAATGGAGAACGAATGGCATTCCTAAGCCGTGGCTGAAATTCTTTGCGAAGGCGTATCCGAAAGCCTTTAAGCAAGCACAAAGCCCAAAGGCCGCTTGACATGCCAGAAATCCGCTTTGACGCCAAGAGCGAAACCGTCGCAGTGATCGACGGATTCTGCTCGGCAACCGGGAAGTGTCGTACGAGTTTCATCAATGACCTGTTGGAGAAGTGGGCGAAGGAAAAGCTTCATGAGGCCACTCTAGTTTGCCGGGTTGCCGGGGTAAATCCGCTGGAACCGGAAGGAGACCGTAAATGACTGGAACCTTGCTTTTGATCGGCGGGGCGATCGCCCTGAATGCACTGATTGTCGGTGCGCTGGCGTGGCTGTCAGAGTCGGCGCGGGGCGTGTGGGACGGCTGCGGCAACGCGGGGGATGAGTGATGAGCCAGAACGAAGCCGTCCTGAATTGGCTGAAGCGCGAGCCGATCACCCCGGCACAAGCTCTTGCGCATATCGGCTGTTTCCGTCTCGCGGCCCGCATTCGTGACCTCAAGGACGCCGGTCATCAGATCACCGCGCAAATGATCGAATCACCCAACGGGAAGCACTTCGCCCGTTACGAGCTGGTCCGGTAGCCGTTCCGACAACGGCATGAAAAACGCCCGCGTCACAGTGCGCTAACACTCGGCGGGCGTTCAAGAGTACGGAGAAATGATGACACAAAACGATTCATATAGTCAATTCGTCGCAAGGAAGCTGAAAAGCATTCCGCCGACCGGATTGAATGTTGATTTTGCTGATTACGGTATGTTCCCGCATCAACGTGATTTAGTGCGTTTTGCTTTGCGGCGTGGGCGTTCTGCAATCTTTGCAGATACCGGACTTGGTAAAACACGCATGCAGATTGCGTGGGCAGATACCGTCCATCGTGAAACGCACAAGCCGATTCTTATTCTCGCTCCGCTGGCCGTAGCACAGCAAACCGTCGAAGAAGCCGCATCTGTCGGCGTGACGATTGCCCATGCCCACGAGGATTCCGAGATTACGAGCGGAATAAACATCACAAACTATGACCGGCTGCACAAATTTAATACGGATCGATTTGGCGCGGTAGTTCTCGACGAGTCTTCCTGTATCAAGCATCACAGTTCAAAGACGCTGCAAATGCTGCTCGATGCGTTCTCAAAGACGCCGTATCGACTTTGTGCAACGGCGACTCCAGCACCGAATGACTGGACAGAACTAGGAACTCACGCGGAATTTCTAGGTATCCGTTCGCGTTCTGAGATGCTTGCAGAGTTCTTTGTCCATGATGGCGGCGATACAGCGGTATGGCGGTTGAAGGGTCATGCCCGCCAGATTTTCTGGCAGTGGGTTGCGTCGTGGGGCGTGATGCTGCGCTCGCCTGCTGATCTTGGCTACGACGCATCGGCCTATCAACTCCCGCCGTTGGCCGTGCATCAGCATACCGTGGAATCGTCGCACGATCAGTCTGCCACCGGGTTGTTGTTTGCAATGGAAGCGCAAAGCCTGATGGATCGTCGCAATGCGCGGCGGGATAGTTTGGTGGAGCGGGTGCGTGCGTGTGCTGAGATGGTTAATTCCGACAAACAGCCGTGGATCGTCTGGTGCGACCTAAACGCCGAAGATGATGCGCTGTGCGCAGCGATACCGGATGCCGTATCGATTCGCGGAGCCGATGATATGGACGTGAAAGAGCGTCGTCTTATGGATTTCGCGCATGGAAATATTCGCGTCCTTGTCACTAAGCCAAGTATCGCCGGGTTCGGGTTGAACTGGCAGCACTGCGCCCGGATGGCTTTCGTCGGCGTAACAGACTCATGGGAAGCCTATTACCAGGCCGTGCGTCGTTGCTGGCGATTCGGGCAAAAGCGTTCGGTCGATGTGCATATTTTTTCTTCGGAGCAAGAGGGTGCTGTGGTCGCCAACCTGCGCCGCAAGGAAGAAGACGCGAAAAAGATGGCCGAGGCCTTGGCCCGCGAAGTCATAGATTCAGTTCGACTGGAACTGACTGGAACATCCAAAGAAACAAACGAATACGCGGCAAATCGTGCCGTGATTGTCCCTGACTTTTTGAAAGCGGCTTAATAATGAACTGCATCGATCAATCCAGCGGGAAAAATTACACGCTTTTCAACGGGGATTGCGTGGAAGTATTAAATGGCATCCCTGATGCTTCTATTGATTACTCTATTTTTTCTCCACCTTTTGCCAGCCTTTATACCTACTCGAATTCACCGCGTGATATGGGGAATGTCAAGGATGACGCGGAGTTTTTCGAGCATTTCGGTTTTCTTGTTGAAGAACTGCGCCGGGTGATGAAGCCGGGGCATAACGTGAGTTTTCATTGCATGTTGATGCCGACGAGCAAGGAGCGGGATGGGTATATTGGGCTGAAGGATTTTCGAGGGGATCTGATTCGCTGTTTCCAATCGCGCGGATTCATCTACGCCAGCGAAGTGTGCATATGGAAAGACCCGGTAACTGCGATGCAGCGCACAAAAGCACTCGGTTTGCTGCATAAGACAGTGCGTGAGAATGCTTGCATGAGCCGTCAAGGCATACCGGATTATCTTGTGACCATGCGTGCGCCAGGTGAGATGGTTGATCGTGTGAAGCATGATCCAAAGGATTATCCCGTCGATAAGTGGCAGAAGGTCGCCAGCCCAATCTGGATGGACATCGACCCGTCTGACACGCTGCAATACACCAGCGCCCGCGAACACGACGACGAACGCCATATCTGCCCGTTGCAACTGGAAGTGATCCGCAGGGGTATCGATCTCTGGACGAATCCTGGCGATGTCGTGCTTTCTCCGTTTGCCGGAATTGGCTCTGAGGGCCATGTATCGATCCAGATGGGGCGCAAATACATCGGTGTTGAACTCAAGCGTAGTTACTACGAGCAAGCCTCTCGTAATCTACAAAACGCTTTGCGTTTAACTAATGATCTATTCGCGGAGGTCGC